TATATCTGTCAAAGTAATAATACCATTTTGATAATCAATTGTTCCCGCTTTTTCACGAATAATTTGTTTCTGTGCAAAGTTATCATAATAAACAGTTCTTAAATCACCAAATCTGGAATCTAAAACCGCAATAGCAGTAGCACCATATCCATCTCCATCACCGCCAGAAATAGTAACTAATGCAGATGTATAATCAATACCACGATTAATAACTGTAATTTTTTGAACTCGACCATTTACGATTGTTGCGGTGGCAGTAGCACCAGTTCCATCACCTGTAATTGTTACAGTTGGTGCAACAGTATAATTGAATCCTGGATTTGTCACATTAATTTCGGTAATACCAGTATATGAGTTGGGCACTTCTTCTAATTGTACCGTTCTACGAACACCTAATGAATCGAATACATCAAATTCAGAAGATGCAAGTCGATTGGATGTTGTACCACGGTGCAATTCGGCATTAAATTCAATTTGATATGTTTTTGAAACATTAAGTTCCGGAACAAATCTTTTTTGTAATCTTAGTATAGTTTCCGAACCACGAATTGCATTTAAATCTACACCATCAACAGAATCTTGTAGTTTTGAAAGAACAAAAGTGGCATCAAACTTGTTTAAATTTGTATTGTTATAAGTTAAAACTGCATTGCGAATTGAAGTTTTAATTGCTTCGGCACTTTGAGTTGTTTTGTTTTTATCATATTCCACATAGTTGTCGATTAAAAGATACAAGAATTGTGGATCAATAATTTCCGCACCAACAGAAACAATTGCTTTTGGTGAAATAATATCATCAACAATTCTTTGTTTTTCTGTTTCTGAGATATAGTAATTTTGTTTTGGTTTTAATGACACAAATACTTTACCATAAACAGGAGGTATCGCATCTTCGCCACCCCAAACAGACAATGAATCTACCGATGGGTAGTTTTTCTTGATGTATGATTCATAATCTTTAAATGTAACCAAACGATTCTGTGTGGTAAATTGTGCAGGTGCACCAAATTTAATTTCATCAACACTTTCTCTTAATGAACCACCAGAGGCGGCAGAGATGGGAGAAATTACATAATTGTTGATACCTTCATTTAAAGAATCTACCAATGCGGATGTCGCAACAAAGTTATTGGCTTTATCTGCAGCAGTTCCATTTGTAACCAAGTATGTTACAGAAACAACCGCACCATCGGGTAATTTTTTACCAACTACATCATTACCAAAATAAATTTGGAATTTACCACCTTTGTTTTCTTGCACATAAAAAACTTCGGATGATGAAGTCACATCCAAAACATCGGTAACTTTATTGTAAACAGTTAATTGTGTATTGCCTGCGGCAGGAATTGAAGTTATTTTAATTGTGGTTGTGTCAATATTTGTATCTGGTAAATTGAATACTTGTTTTGGATTTGATGCTTGGTCATAGTTGAAAACATAAGTGACTAACTGACCTTCGTAAATATCAAGGTTCTCAAAATAATATTGATTGTTCGCTTTTAATACAGTAATTTCATCCAAGACAACAAAGTTATATGATGTGTTGTCAATTTGGTTTGACAAAAATGCAAACCCAGAGGGAATTGTTAAACTACCTGAATTACTTGTTGCGGACTGTGCAGTAAAATTAATTGTTGCAATTGGTGCTCTTTGAGAATATGGAACATATCCTAAAGTTTTAGCATGTGAAACTACCGAATCACGAAGCAATGCACTATCTAAAAAGGACTCATTCGCAACCATGTTTAGATAGTATGCGTTATAATGGGTATTGTAGGCTAAAAGGTCAAGTAAAATACTTAAACCAGAACCTTCAAAATCATAGTCTGTAAATTCAGATTGTTGATTTAAAAAGTTCTTTAAATTTTGCTTGATTGTATCAAAATCAAGTTCGGTAACTCTTAAACGGTCTGCCATTTTTATCTAATCCGTTCTAGGAAAAAATTAATTGTAATTGGGCTTGGGTTGTTAATTACGAAAAACTCAAGCACAACTGAGTATTTGTTTTCGTCTGGCGTTGCAGTCGCAGTAACTTTTGAAACACGAGCTCTTGGCTCAAAGTTATTGATTGTTTCTTCAACTTCTCGCTCAATTTGTGCGGCCATAACCGAGTCAACATTTTCAAACAAAAGTCTGCGAATGTTACTTCCCAATTCAGGTTGAAATGGGCGCTCATAGTGATTTGTTAGAACAAGATTTTTAATGGAGTTAATGACGGCATATTCACCTTTATAAACATTGACATCCTTTCTTACCGGATGAATGGTGAACGCCAAGTCCAAGTCTCGAAATGTTCTTGTTGTATTATCGATTGTCGTTACTGTTGTCATCTTCTATTTATTCAACCTCCGGCAAAAACATTTGAAGAACCTGCGGCCACAGAAGTGCATCCTGACAAAGCATCTCCAACTCTTCCTGCACCTTTTCCGTTCACAAAAACTTTTGAAGAACCTGCGGCAATCGGAGCATTATGTGCGGGACAAGGAGAGCCTGGGAGTAAATGAACTGTGTTCACATCGCCTTGCCGAGACCAAGGAATACCATTGACAAAAACATTGCCAGAACCTACTGCTCTAACCATTCCTGAGCAATGTGCGGAATCTGCATCTCCAACTCTTGTTGCTGCCGGCATCTTATATCCTAATCGTAGTAAGTATCCATAAATGAACGAATGCCCTCTAAATCATTCATTATTTTTTGTGTTACTGTAAATGTTTCTGTGCCTGGAACTAAAAACTCATCATCATAATTAACAGTAATTTGATATGTTTTAAGTTCAAATAATCTTGTATCTTGGTTTAAATCATATAGTTCTTTTTTTAAAGGCATCTTCTGCACACCAACAATTATTGTGGGAGTTTCTATTTTATCACTACTGCCTTTACTTACATATTTAAAAGTATCTAAAAAAGGATCCGCATATTTACCAATAATAGTGGCTAAAATTGGACCAGAAGTTATAACTACACCAGGTTCAGAGACTCCAGTTGAACTTGCACCCACAACAATATTTGATTCCATTTCATCACCTGAAGCGGTAATTGTTGCATTTACAGTTCTTATGGACCTGGCGGTTGACTGTATTTCTGTTGGAGAATCTCCCGCAGGTGAGACAACAATACTAATGGCCATTCGTTTCTCTTTTCATTAATTCCTGCAATCTATCATTCCAAGAATCCATTTCTTCGTGTTGTTCATGTGTATGTGGTGGTTCAGGTATTTCAGGTATAAACCGAATGACATTATCAAATCTTTCGGGTATATCTTCATACTTCGTATATGTCTTTAACTCACCATTCAACAAAACAACAAACTCATGCGCCATATTAATTCAAATCAATTCTTGGTGCATTAACACTATAATTTCCGGCAGAGTTCCAAGAAGTTGTTCCACCAACATCAGCCGCAAAATTTCTTCCAACAGTCATATTCATATTGCCATCTACTTTCATATCAGCATTACCTTGCACATAAACTTGTGCATTTCCTTGAACAGTAATATTACAGTCTCCCATAATATAAACATTATCGTCTTTCATAACGATAGAGTATTTGTCTTTTGTAATTTTCTCTACTCTGTCACCATTAGGATACCATTCGGTAAAACTACCATTTCGGTGTGCAATATGAATTCGTTCTTTACCTGGTGTATCGTCATATTCGACAATGTGACCAGATTCAGTTTCCATTACTTTATTGTATGGGTAAACTGTATCATATTTTGTTTCAGGTTCGTTCCATGTAGATGTTACAGTTGAAACTCCAGTTACTTTATTCTCTTTTCGTTCCTGAATATAAGTTTTTATAATTGTATCTGAATCATTTCGTGCAAGCCTTGATGTAGTTGGTTCATCTAAGTTTAATGGATAATTATTTGCTTGTGTTTTTTCAACAATCTCAATACCTGTTCCATCAGTATTGTATGTTTTTGATTCTGGTGTTCTTGGTGATTTCGCAAGTTCAGCAGATGTTCTTGGGTCACTATACGCCTCTTGTATGTTTGCAGGTTTTAATGGAATACTAGGAAAAACACCAAGAACTATCGGTTCTTGTGCCATTTCTCCATCTGTAAAAAACCCAAACACCATTTCACCTTCTTTTGGTGCATATGGGTTTATATTATTTGTTGGTAAAGAAACTTGAGCCCAAGGAAGTGCATCGGTTGAAAGTTGCATCTTATTATCAGCATGCCAACCAACGCAACGAACTTTAACACGACCTAACTTTAATGGGTCTTGTCTGCTTTCAACAAAGCCAATCCACCAAACGAATTGACCTGCACCTGCAAAATCATTTTGTGCCATATTAATAATTCAATAGTTGTGTTAATTGTTCTGGATTGCTTACAGTCACATACTCATTGTTTGTAGTTGTGGAAGCAACCTCAATAATTGTTTCGTGTTTGTCGTATTTAATAATCTGTCTGGAAGCAACAATCATATACTTACCACTTACACTCACATCTTCATTATCTTCACCTTTTATTTTTCTACCAAAATTAGGTGCGTTAAGATTGATATTGAAACCTGATGTTAATTGAAAGTTGCCTGGCATCGCCAATTTAACTCTCTTATTCATTAAATGTGCCATGATGGCAGTTCTTTGAAACAACCAGTTTTCAATACTTTCTTCCTTTGAAAGAGAAGTCGGGTCGTTTTTCTTAATATAACTGCTCAATTGTTTTGCGGCATTAAAAGATGCCATAGAAATCTTTGATGCAAATGCTTCAACGCTTTTAACACCACCTCTGTTTTCAAATACAGACTGATTGGGTGTTTCACTACCATGTTCCATATTATAAAACATATCACCAAACCCAATGTTCTTTTTTGCAGTTGTTCGTGTAATTGGGTCAAAACCAATAAACTGTCCTGCATTAACACCAGACTTAATTTTCTCAAGCATATCAGTTTGTGATATAACTTCTAATCCACGAGCCGTACCAATTTCTTCAATTGCATTTACTTGTGTTTGATTTTTGAGTTCAAATCTAACATCAAGCAATTCTGGTTGTGTCAGTAGTTTAGAGAGAGAAACAAAGTTGTAACCAGTTATGTTTTGATAGAACAAATAATTTGGAGATTGTTTCGCATCCAAAGACCTTTTTGTTACCCATTCAATTGCTTCAATAGGTTTTAAATTAGGTATAACAATTTTTCGAATACCTGAAGTCGATTCAAAGAAACCACCAGACTGATTTTCAGGTATCTTTAAATAATCCGTAAGAATTTTTTCAACAACTTTTGAATATGTTCCTTCGTAAGACTGATTAATTCTTTGTTGATTGGAATAAATCATTTCATCGGAACAAAAATGCAATACAAAAAATTCACTATTCAGACCACTATTAATTCGGTCTGATTGTTTGTAGATTCTAAACGATTTTTTAAAATTGGCAATATCAGGGTCTTGTTCACTTTTAGAAATGTCGATAAGCAAAGTTTCAGAACCATCGAAAATTAAAGAACCGGAAAGACCAATTGCATCTCTTACCATAATATGCCCGCTCATTACAGGCATAAAAACAGAATCAAAGATATTGATTTCTTCGTAAATGGAAGAAATATCAATTGGTCCTGCTTTTGTCATCACCACAAGTTCATTAATTTTGAACTGTGTTGACTTTTTTACCGAAAAACTCATTGTTTAATAACTTTCTTAAATTCTTTTTCGACCGCAGATACAAACTCTGGTTTTAAAAGTTTAATACTTCTTTTATTTTCATTCAATTCGTTTTCATAATCATAATATGATTGTTTTTCTTTAGTGATGGCTTGTGTAATTGTAGAACTGTCTTGTAGGGTATAACTTGTGGTTGTAGGTGCCACATTAGCCCAAGTATTAGCATCAACTTCTAATTTTTCGATGATTGAAATGTTATCGAAATTTGTTCTTGTTACGACTTTGTAATATGCATGAACATTGGTTACATTCATTGCCCACGAAAGACCAGTAACACTTGTATTTGCGGTATCTGCATAATTGTTTGCAGAGTATTTTTTATCAACATATTCAATGAATGTAGAATATTGCAAAGGCCAATCATATTGTGGGTCGTAAATGTCATTAAACATTAAAACGATCCAATGTCTTTCAGGACTATCGTAAAATTTAGCCGCAACAATTTCAGGTGTGTCACCTTCTTGCAAATCGTATTTGTAAAATGCCGATGAGTTTTCTTTTAGTGATTGTTCAAAACCAAACCTTGCAGTAATGTTCGTAATCTCATCAAGGCCTGATGTTCTAGTATTTGAACTGTATAATGCTTTTGGAAAATAATTAAAATATTTTGCCATTATTTTCTCGCAGAACTTAGGGTTGCAGATGTTGCTAAATCTTCCCTAAAGTCCTCTTTCGTTAGATATGTTGTTTCTTGGAATTGTAATGTGGCTTGAATTGCAACGGGCATACCAGTTCTACCGAGAGAAGGTTTGTTTTCACCAGGTACCTCATACGCAGAGAATCCATTTGGTGCGTAATTGATATCAATTGTAGTCAAAACACAAGTTGCAATTTGTGGAATGTTTGGGTTTTCTCCACCTGCATAATAAAACTTAATATCGAACTCAGAGGGAGGTACTAAAAATCCTGAAGTTTCAGAACCTTTATCGCCTTTTAAAATTTCTGGCGCTTGATGAAAACGAAGTCTTTCTAATATTTTCTGAACTTCTAATGCTTCTCGTTCATCTCTTGGGTAAAAAGTAAAATCGAATTGAAATGTTCTAAAATTGGGCGACTTGTAAATCATTTCAAGCATTGGGTTTACAACACGACCAGTTCTTGCCAAAAATGCTGCGGCTGTTTGTTGACTATTCAATAAACTACCAAGTCCTTCTCCAAGTATTTGTTTTACATTTTCACCACCTGATTTTTGAAGTGATGCTCCTAATTTACCTAAATCGCCAGTTTTTTTATAATCTTCATAAGCAGATTGGCCTGCGGCAAAAACTTGACCCGCAAATTCACTACCTAAAGATAACTGGTCATAAGATTGTGAATAACTGTAATTCAAAGTATCTGGCATGTAAAGTGCAATTGCATCAGTTGTTAATGCTGTGGTTTTAAAATTTATATTCAAACCTTTTTCGGTAATTCTCTTAATCGAGGTATCAATTAACTTCTGTGATTCTTCGGCATTAGGTGTGAAACCTCCACCTTTTTGTGCAAACAGATTATTAATACCACCAGTAATACCAGATGTTATTTTTCCAATAAAACCTGAAGCTGCATTTATCGCACCATTTTTAACTGCGTTTAATGCTTTACTTGGAATGTCTCCACCTGCTTTAATCGCATCAATTACACCTGCAGCGCCCACATTTGTAACATCACTTGTAAATTTTTCACTACCAACGAATCTTTTTGTTAATGAAGTTGTTTTTTGTTGGCGAACATAAAAAACAACATAGTGTGCTTTGTCATAATTACCAACATCAAGTGGATATCTTAATGTTGTTCTTTCAAATTCGCTTCCAACAAGTTTAGCTAAAGGTCCTCGTTTAGTTTGACCTTTGTCGAAAGAGATATCAGAGAATCCAAAAAGTGCCATATTTGTCCTGTAGGTTAGATAGATAATATTTATGTCATACAAAGGATGGTTTCGACCAAAAAACCCAAACAAATACAAAGGTAATGCGACCAACATTATCTACCGTTCCAATTGGGAACTGAGAGTAATGAAGTACCTAGATGATAACCCGGCAGTTATATGGTGGGCATCGGAAGAATTGCCGATACCTTATGTTTCGCCAGTTGATAACAGAGTGCATCGATATTTTCCAGATTTCATTGTCAGGACCAAACGGAAAGATGGCTCCGAGCAGACTTCGATAATAGAGGTGAAGCCGTATAAACAAACGATGATGCCAACGCAAAAACGCAAGACCCAACGATACCTGGCAGAAGTTGCCACCTATGCCGTAAATCAAGCAAAATGGAAAGCTGCCGATTTATTTTGCAAAGAACATGGATGGCATTTTCAGTTAGTCACCGAAAAAGAGTTGGGACTTTGAGATAAATAACCTAATGGCGACACTAATTGACAGAATTCAAGCATCA